CACAGTGGACCCGGTCCCGTTGGCCATATACTTCATGGGGGCCGTGGAGACCCCACAGAGGAGCTTCGCATCGTATTCCAGCCCCTTGTTCACTTTCGTAGCCATGTCAGATCACACTCCTCTCCACCCCATCCTCCTCGATGGTGTGTTCCCGGATCGTCCCGTCCGGCCTCCGGATGATGGTCTCGATCTGGACTTTGCTCTTGCTACCCACCCCGGGAGTTGTTCCATGTGGTTCAGTCTCGTTCATGATCGTTCCTCATACGCTGGTATCCTGCACGAACGTCAGGGTCAGCGTATAGTTCCCCGGGGCTCCCGGCATCTCCCGTGTCTTCGGGCTGCCCAGGATGTGGCAGTTCGTGTAGTCGGTCCCGCCCACGTTCAGCGTGTATGCGGCGCCCACCTTCGCGATGAGATCGTTCATCTGCGTGAGTGTTCCCATGCAGGTGAAGGTGAACCGTGTCCCGGCGTTGGCCGCGGGAACGATCTTGCTCCGCCCATCGAGCAGGATCCGTTCCGCCGACCGGACCGGCGTCTCCCTCTCAAAGGGGGAGGCGTGGTAGAGCTCCACGGAGTCGAACGTCACGCTCATGACGGCACCCCCGCCTGGACCCGTTCATTCCGGGCTGCCTCCGCTGCGTCCCGCACCGCATCTCCCGCGGTGTAGTCCTTCGACAGGGTCGGGTTGTTGATGTTGATCGTGACGTTACTTCCCGCGGTGGCGGCCTGCGCGGCGGTCCCCTGGGAAATGGTCCGTCCGATCTCGAACTCCTTCTGGGCCCCGGCCACGTCCCCCACAAGCAGCTTCTCTCCCGCTGACATAAGGCGGTTGAACGCCAGGAAGTTCCGCAGCACCCACGCGACGGCGTCGATGGCCGGCTTCACTTCATTCAGGACGCCCGGAAGCTCCCGCAGGAGGGGCATCACGGCCAGGCCCAGCGTGTTCCAGAAGGTATCCAGGGCCATGTTCACCTCGTTCTGTTCCTTCTTGAACGCGGCTGCCGCCTTCACGTTCTCCGTCCCGATGATAAATCCCGCGTCGCGGGCGGCCTTGGCGAGGGCATCCCACTTCTCTGCGGAGACCCCCACCAGCTCGAGGACCGGCTTGTATTGTTTCCCGAAGAGTTCAGAGGCGAGGGCGGCCCGCTGCATGGGATCCTCGACCTTCCCAAGAGCATCCACAATATCCCGGAAGATGTCCGCGGTCGGCCGGACCTTCCCGGCGGCGTCGGTCACGCTCACCCCGAGGTCCTCCAGGGCCTTCTTCGTGGCAGGGGTGCCGAGACCGATGTTCTTGGTCATCATCTCCGCGGCCGTGGCGATCCCGTCGAAGTCCGCGCCCACGTCCCCCGCGATATACCGCATTTCCTGCAATTCATCAGTGGACATGCCCGTCGTCCGGGAGAGGTCATCGAGGCGATCAGCGAAATCCGCGGCCTTGCTGGCGGTCCCCCACATCATGGCGCCGACCGTGATCCCGACACCGGCCAATCCCAAACCTGTGGTAGCAAGGTCTCTCCAGCTCGTACCGAGCTTCTCAGTGCCTGCGATCTCCCCCGACAAGGTCATCTGGTGGCTTTCTTTGAGTCTCCCAGCACCAGCGAGAGCAGAGGCTATCCCTTCCCCTGTCATATCCTGGGAAATGATATCGTAGACCACCGATCCAATCGATCCGAGATTGAACCCCATCCCTCATCACCTCATCCTGACGTTAAACCACGCGATCCACCATGACTGCAGTTCCTCCGGGAGGTCGTAGAACTCACGGGGATCCCGGAACCCCATGTAGTGCAGGAAGCTCCCGTGCTTCTGCCCCTGCGGGCTCTGGGCGAAAGGAGGTCAGGGCCGCGATCCTCCTGAACCGCTCGCGCTGCCGTTCCACCCGCCGCTCGTAGAAGCCAGTGATCATCTCCACGGCGTCCAGGACGGCGTAGTCCGCCTTGTGCTCACGGAACCAGTCCCGGGTAAGGAGGGGGTTCGCCGCGACCATGTGGAGGGTCATGTAGGTGACCTCGTCCAGCGCCTCCAGGTCGTTCGGGTCCAGGGTCGCCTGCATCTTCACGAGCTCCTGGAGCTCCTCGAGCTGGGGGGCCGTGAGTCCCGTCCGGATGGCGAGCATGTTGCCGCCGCCGAGGTCGATCGTATCATAGGCGGTCCCCGTCCGCCGCTTGAGCATGTCGAGTTCGGCCTGCCACCGGTCCCGTTCCTCCTGGGTCTGGGCCTCCATCTTCTCGAAGAGGGGAGCGGCTGCCGCGAAGTGGGCATCGAGCTCTGCCCGGGTGGTGAACTTCTGCGTCATGCGCTCACGTAGGAGACCGTCAGGTCCGCGTCCACGTCCTGCATGGTGAAGGTCATCTCGTCCTTACCCTGCGCGTCCGGACCGGTGTGCTTGAACCCACCCGCCGTGAAGAAGCAGTTGAGGGCCGTGATCACGATGTTCGCGGACCCGCTGTCCACGCGGGCGATCATGTCCCAGTACAGCGGCGCCCCGACACCTGCCGTGGAATCCCCCACAATCGAGGCGACCGTGATCGTCCCCGTCGCCGAGACGACCCCGTGATTGTAGGTGCCGTATGCCTGCTTGAAGACCTTCTTGCTGGTGGCGTATTCGCCGATCCCCAGCAGCCCCACGGAGACCTCCTCGGTGATGCCGTTCCCGTTCGCATCTTCACCCACGATGGTGATGACGCCGGCAGTGGTGACGGCGGCCGTCGCCACCGTGAGCCGGATCCGGCTTGGCGTGGCGATGACGGTGTCGGTGTTGTCCACCCATCCGTCAGCCGTGAGGACCCGCCCGGACTTCAGCGTCTCCGCGGTCCCCGTGGTGGGGGTGTCCGTCATCAGGGCCACCAGGAGCTCCCCATCGATCTGGATCCGCTTCACGGACCCCGTGAAGTCGAAGGAGCCCCCCATCTTGAACTGCCCGTACTTCCCCAGGCGGGGGCCGCTGGAGGCCACCGCCCTCGTCTTCTTGATGTCAACCTCGCCGGCGGCGATGACTCCTCCATTGTAGGAGAAGGTCGCCTGGGCGCCCGTGTATGCAAACTCGTCTGTCATTGTCTCTCATCCCTCCATTCATGTGTCCGTAATGCTGTACTCGAACCGGAACCGGCTCATCACGTGATAGACGGCCAGGTCCGGCTCGAAGGAGATGGCTTCCGCCATCTTCCCCCATCCCCAGGTGGTGGCTATCACGTCCGGGATCAGGACGGCCTCCACCCGGTTCATCGCGGTCTCCGCGTCCAGGTAGGACGTCTTGAACCACACGTCCACCTGGATGACGGCCGCCTGGTCCCGGGTCTTCTGGTCGAAGTACCCCAGCCGCTTCGTCCCCGTCTCGGAGTTCTGCAGCACCGTCACGCACGGGAACTGGTATCCTTGGGAGATGTGCCCCGGGAAGATGGCCGTCGCGCTCCCGAGCAGGGTGGCCAGGGCGGTGTCCGCCCGGAGCAGGTCGATGATGGCTGACGTGATGGCTGCCTTCACAGGGACACCTCCCGGCATACGCTCTTGATGTAGTCGGCCACCGCGTCCTCCAAGAACTCTTTGGTCTTGTCCGACTCCGCGATCACCGCGTCCAGGATATAGGGGCGGGGCGGCATCCCTCCCCCGGCCCGGCCCTGGTGCATCATCCCGCCCGCCACCATGCCAACGGATCGCCCCGCGGTCCCGTCGTGCACGAAGGGGGCATAGTCCACGGTGGAGAACACGAACCCGGTCACGCGGCCCGATTCCACCGAGACGTCACTGTCGATATCCGCCCGGAGGCGGCCCGTATCATGGGGCGCCTTGTAGTAGGGGGACATGCCTGGGGTGCAGTTCTCCTTCGCCGTCCGCTCCACGTTCAGGGCGGCCTTCCTCATCCCCTTCTCCAGCGCGGGCGTGATGCCCTGGAGCTGGGCCAGCCGCTTCTTGAGCTCCCCGATGCTGATGGTGGCCACAGTCACACCGCCCAGATGTTCGAGTCCCGATTCCAGAAGATGTCGAAGTCATCCGCCGCCGTGAAGGTTGTCGGGGCGACAGTCCCGTAGGTGGCGCTGGTGGTGTAGGCGGCCGTCTTCGCGGCGTTCTGCTTCACCCAGATGATTCCCCCTGCATCATGTATCCTCCCGGGGAGGCCGAGCTTCTTCCCGATTCCCGCCTCGAGGACGTCCCCCGCACCGATCCCGGTGGCAGAGTTCACCTTCACCTCCGTGATCTTCTCGAAGGGATAGTTGCCCGTCGCCACCTTCGCGGTGAAACTGGCGAACGTGAAGGTCTCCGTCACGGTCACTCCAAGGGATACCACCCCCGTGACCGTGATGTTGATCGCGGAGATTCCATCGTCCACATCCGTCAGGGCCAGGGTCACGTTCCGGCCGAAGTCGGGCTGCCCGTCCAAGGTGCAGGTCAGAGGCAGGGATACGTTGAGGTCTTCGTTGTCCACGATGGCGTCCACGTCCTCCGCGAGCACATTCAGCAGCGAGGTCATCTTCGCGTCCCCGAATGTTGTCTGGGTGCCCGCGTCAAGGATCGGGGCCACTGTGAAGCACAGGCTGTTTCTCATGACTGCAAAGCCAACCGCACCGGACCCGATCTGGAGGCCATACCCGCACCGCGCCGCGCCGGCCGCGTTATAGGCATTCCCGGAGATAATCGAGTTCGTGCCTGTGTCAATAGAGAAGGGGGCCGCACTGGGATCCCCTGCCCCGTCCGAGGTCACGGTATTCCCGGTGACCGTCAGGCCACTTCCACTGGCAGAGATGGCTGGGTAGGTCAGGGAGGTGATGTAGAACATGTTCGATGTGATGGATGCCTTTCCCCCGACGTGGGTGATGCAGCGGCCATATGTCTGATTGAAGATGTTCCCCGAGATCTGGGCGCCGATGCCGGGTCCGCTGTAGGTGTAGGTTCCATAGGTACTGGACTCGATGAGGTTATTCGAGATGGTGATGTAGTTGCCCCCCAGGTAGAGGGGGCGGACATTGCCATAGAGGTAGCATCCGGTGACGGTGACGAGGTTGAAGCCCCCCTGGACCCCATAGTAGTTCCCATGTATGTAGCATCCCTCAACAATCACCGATCCACTTCCGGTGATCCCCTGCGAGCTGCCGTCTGGTCCGAACCCATTAATATCGAGGCGTGAGACAACGCAAAGCGCCGATCCGGATGAGAGCCCGATCTGCGCAGCGCTCCCGGTCGCCACCCCTTTGAGCTGGAAGTTATCGAAAGCGCAGTTCGCGTAGTTGCAGGTGATGAGAGTCCCGGCGACCGTATTGGCGGGGAACTTAATGATCGTGCTCTGGCCCATTCCCTCGATGGTGACGTTATTCCTATCGATGACGATTCCTTTGCTATTGGTGTTCATCGTGTAGGTACCTTCCAGGAGGAGGATCTTCCCCCCGCCCGCGGGGAGGGTGGGAATGATTGTGGTGGTGATGTAGTCCAGGGCATCCGTCGCGGGGCAGACGAAGTCCACGTTGGTCTTGTCCGCGGAGTCCGACGCCGCCACCACGATGGTTGCAGGCCGCCGGTAGGCACCCCCCGCGGCTGCCCATGAGTCATCATCCCGCAGGAACTTCCCGGAGGGCGTCCCGGTCTCCTTCACACCGCCCCGCTTGCCCGTGGAGAGGGCTGGGAGTCGGTCCCCGTCCAGGGTCGCGGAGGTGATGTCGGTGGCTGCGTGAGCATGGCTGGCATCAGCGAAGGCGGAGGCATGTTCCCCGTCCACGGTATGGGCATCGCTCACCTGGGAGGTGATGTCCCCGCCCCCATGCGTGTGGGAGGTCGCGGCCGCGCCCACGTCCGCAGCTGCCAGGGCCACGCTGTTCTTCTTGTAGCTCTGCCCGGAGGGGATGTTCACGGATCCGGAGTCATCGATGGTGACAAGGGAGTTCTGAATCACCTTCCCGGTCCCCTGGTGGAACCGGGCGATGGCGTTGTCGGTCGACGTCCCCGGGCCCTCGACGTCTCCCGCGCCGGCCTCGAAATAGTCCAGGTCGTTCCAGGCGGTCACGCCATCCCCGAACTTGAACCGGCCCATGTCCGTCTCATAGCCGAGCTCTGATGCCCCGAGGACCGGGTTGGCGGACGTCCAGTGGGCCGCCGTGTCCCTCCGGTGAAGGATCTGGATCGGTGTCGTCATGCGTTTCCCCCATCAAGGAAGGCGCGGAAGACCGTGCCCGCCGCCCCCCCGTCCACTATCGTCGCCACGTCTGCCGCATCGGTCTTCTGCAGGTCGCATTCGTAGTGGTGGATCGAGGACCGCCCCGAGATGGGCCGCACCTTCGTGATGCTGTAAGTCCCCGCGTATCCACTCTCGCTCGTCACGATCTGCCGTTCCTGTTCCGTCACGGTCACGGTCTCCGGGAGGAGGACCACGAGATCAGCAAGGATCTCCTCGCCGGGCAGGCCCGTGGTGGCTTTCCCCTTCGCCTGGGTGAACCGGCACGCCACGTCCTCCTGCTCGTCGATCCATGCGTAGACTGGGGCGTGGTTGCTGTCCTCGCCGATCTTGTCCCGCAGCTGAATCGTGCAGGTGTGGATGAGAAGGCCGGTGAGCATCAGGGGCTCCCCCCAAACAACCGCCCCAGCCAGCCCGTCATGAACCCGATGGCGGCACCCACACCCAGGATCTTGAGCTGGTTACCCTCGACGGACCGGATCCGGCACTCGTGATCGCCCATGTCTTTACTGATCCCCCTCACCACCGTATGAATGAGGATAAGGAGGTCGTGGTCCGTGCAGTCTTTGAGGTCTGATAGTTCGTCCGTCATCTTCCATCCACTCTCCTGACAAAGGTGAGGTGGGGCGCCGAGATGGAGGTCTGGGAGTCCCGGAACTGTTCCAGGAGTATCATGGCCGCTTTCCGCAGGGACTCCGCCGCCCGTGTCACGTCAACAGATGATGCGAATTCCCCCATGCCTGCCTGGAGGTCCCCCACCTGGAGAGCATGGTAGAGGAGGCCCGCCTGCGCGAGCTTCAGGGACGCGCTCTTGATGGCGCCGGTCGCCGACCCGGAGAGGTTGAACTGCCCCAGGTAGGCGTCGATTTCCCTGTCGCCGTCGTCGATGATGGCCTGGAGGACCGCGCTCGAGAGCGCCGATCCCGTCAGGCTCACCAGTTCCGCTGTGCTGCAGTAACTCAATGCCCCACCTCCGGCCTGTCCCTGATGTCAAACTCCCCGCTGCGGGTGTTGGCTGCCATGGGGTCCATGGGGGCGGTCTCGATGGTCATGGTCTCCTCGATCCGCTCGCGGTCCCCCATGCCGGGGGACTGCCCGGTGACCTCATAGAACGCCTGGTCCTCCGCGCTGAACTGGTCCCGGTTCTGCGCGCAGAGCTCCCGCTGCCGTGCCCATTCGCCCGACAGGTATTTCCCGCTGTTCCGTGTGGTGAGCATGAGGGAGTATCCCTCCCTCACGCCTCACCCGCCGTACTCGACGCGGCAGATGGCGTTCGCCACACCGTACTGGCAGGCTGCCCGCAT